GGGGCGGCCTGCGGCGGCTTGCCGCCCGCCGACAGAAAGCTGAGGTACTGGATGACCAGCGCCGCCACGGTCACGATGCCGGCCTCGAACACCGCGGTCTCGGTCGCCTCGGCGGCGGCGCCGGTCCGGTTGGTGGCGGCGTTGATGACCGTCACCACCGCTTCGAAGTCGTAGCGGTCGACCCTGGCGTAGGCCTCGGTCAGGCCGCCGAAGGCCCGGCAGATGGTCTTGGCCGCGCCGGGGGTGGCGAGCAGGTCGAGGTCCTGCCCGTTCAGGGCGATGGTCATCACCCCTTGCGCCAGTCGGGGAGTCGTCATGCGGAAGTCTCGCGTCTTGGAGAAGGAGACCGGCGGCCGGGGGCGGCCGCCGGGGGCTCAGGCGGGCCGCTCAGGGCGCCTCGGCGGCGGCGACCTCGATGGGCTCGGCGTCGACCTCCAGGCCGACGGTGGCGCGCACGATGCCGTCGGCGGCGCCGATCTCGGTCGTGTAGGACATCACGAAGGCGTGCATGTAGATGGTGGTCGCCGTGCCGCCGTCCGGGGCGTCATCGAACTCGACCTTGAAGTTGTAGGCGTTGTTGCGGTCCTTGGCGGCGGCCTTGATGGCGGCCTGCCCGGGCCCGGTCGGGACGCGCGGCAGCTTCAGCGTCGGGCTGCCGTAATCGACGGTGCCCTTGGCCTTGCGCACGACGCCGTCGGCCAGCGTCTTGTAGGTCACCTTCTCGGCGCTGATGCCGAAGGTGCCGATGTCCTCGACCTCCTCGACCTCGGTCCAGGTCAGCGCCTTGTAGGCCGTCTCGGTGGTGCAGATGGCGGTGTTGGCGATGAACAGGCGCGTGCCGACGGTCTGAACGGCGTTTCCGCTCATGCGGAGTCTCCTTGTGCGAAAAGGGGCGGGACCGCCCGGGGATCAGGCGCCGGTGGCGCCGAATGCGGTGGTGTAGGTGACGGCGAAGGTCATGCGGACGACGCCCGCCTTGATGGCGCCGTCGCTCACCGCATCGAGCGTGGTGGAGGCGAGGGCGATCTTGTCGACCAGCCCGCCGAGCCGCTTGCCGGCGGCCATGGTCTGCTCGATGCGCAGCGCCAGGGCGTCGAGCGCGTCGTCGGGCGTCCCGCCGGACGGGACGGCGACGTAGCCGTCGACGACCAGCTCCAGCGTGCGCTGCTGGCGCCGCGCGAGGGTGACCTCCTCGACCGGCTCGTGCCGGCTGTAGACGGCGAGGCACGGCAGCTCGCCGCGCTGCAGCGGGTCGGTGCGGTTGAGGGAGACGGGGGCGAGCGCGCCCAGGCGCTCGGCCACCGCCTCGCGGATGGCCTGCCGCGGGTGCTTCATCAGACGAACTCCAGGACGAGCACGGTCATCCCCTGGCCGTCCGGCTTGCGGTCGACGACGCGGTGGTCGAGGCCGCGCACCGCGACCGCGCTGCCGACCGGCACGTCGCCGACGTCGGCGTCGACGATGGCGAGTGTGGTGACCAGCGACGACAGCACGGCGTCGCCGGTCTCGATCGAGTAGTGCCGGGAATCGTAGATGCCGACGACGGCGGCGTCGGGCCGGCCGTCGCGGCGGATGGTCGCCGGCTCGCCGAAGGCGTCGGCCGTGGCGGCGTTGAGGTCGTCGAAGAACATCGGGCGCGGATCCGTGGAAACGCGGCGGGCGGCCCGAAGGCCGCCCGCGTCGCCGGGTCAGGGGTGCGGGATCAGGTCCGCTTGCCGGTGCGCAGCACCGCCGGGCGGGTGCAGACGAACATCGGGTTCGCCTCGAGCTCGATCTTGACCCACTCGTTGCGGTCGCGATCGGTGATGGTCCGGTAGTAGACCTCCTGGCCCGGCGTGTTCACCAGGTCGAAGGTGTCCGGCGGCGAGCCGTACTGCTCGAACAGCCCGTCGATGCCGGTCGGGTAGAGGTGGCACTTGTCGGTGGCAACGCCGACGCCCGAGCCGCTGCGGTAGCGCCGCCAGCGGATGCCGCCCCAGTCGAAGACGTCGGTCGGGCGCCCGGCCAGTTCGTTGGCCTTGGCGGCGTAGAGGTAGGTCTCGATGACGTCGGGGTGGTTGGTCAGGTCGCGGAAGAAGGCCGAGCCGCACAGCGCCTCGACGACCACCGTGCCGGGCACCAGGCCGCCGACATCGGCCTCGATGCTCTCGATCACCGCCATGCAGGCCTTGCGCAGCGCGCCCTTGGCCGGGGTGGCGTTGTCGAGGTCGAAGCCGATCTCGTCCGGCCGCGTGAGGCCGAACTCCTGGTACCAGTCGTAGACGACGGTCGACCCGTCGGTGTGCAGCACCAAGCCCTGCAGAGCGTTCAGCGAGTGGAACTCGAAGGTCAGCTCCGCCTCGTTGCGCAGCTTCTGGGCGCGGTAGGCGACCTCGGTCTGCACCTGGGCGAGCTCGGTTTCCGAGCCGAAGGCGCGGATGCCGGCGACTTCCGAGGCCCAGATGGTGTCCTCCTTCTTCAGGTGGCGGGTGCGGAAGTCGCGCACCTCGCGGCCGTCCGGCTTGCCCTGCGCGGCCGGGGCGCCGCGCTCGGAGAAGGGGATCAGGCTCAGCACGCCGTTGCGGCTTTCGATGCCGAACTGGCGGGTGCGGATGCCGCGGTACACGAACAGGCCGAGGCTGCGGACCAGCCCGGGCCGGTAGGGAATCTTCTCCAGGCCGCGGGTCAGTTCCCACATGCCGAAGGCGTTGCCGTTGAAAATGTCCATGCTCGCCATGGCGCGTGCTCTCCTTCGCGTGGGCCCGGCGTCAGCGGGCGATGATGAAGCGGGTGGCGAGATCGGCGAGGCCCGCCGTCTTGCCGGCGGCGTCGAGGCCGTCCTTCCAGACCAGCTCGGCCGCGTTGACGGTGGCCAGCCGGGCGGTGACGACCGCGGGGGCGTCGGCGGCGGTGGCGTCGACGCCGTCCCACAGGATGGCGGCGGCCGTCTCGGAGCCGTCGGTGCCGGCGTTGTCGTAGACGACGTGCTTGCCGTCAGCGGTCAGCTTGGCCAGCACGGTGCCGGGGCGCAGCTTGCCTTCCCCGGAGGCGACGACGACGGCCTCGCGGCTGATGTCGCCCGCCTCCTCGGTGATGAGATAGCCGCCGGTGTGCGGCAGCGTTTCGGTCAGGGTGCCCATGCGGGATGCCTCCTGGTGTTCGGGTTACTTCAGCTTGGCGACAGCGCCGCCCCAGCCGCCGTCCTGCGCCTGCATGGTCGACCGCGTGGTGTCGGTGATGACCTGCTCGTCGCGGGCCGCGGCGGCGTCGGTGAGCAGCCCCTGCGCCATCTCCAGCGAGACACCGCCGAGGATCAGGCCCTTGGCGAGCACGGGCTGGCGCAGGCGCGTCCCGGCGTCGGCGATCGCCCGGGCCTCCTCGAGGCGGGCGGTGACCGCCGTCATGGTCGCCTGGGCCTTCAGCAGCGGCGCGGTCAGTTCGGCGTAGCCGGCCCTGGCGCAGGCCTCGGCGACGAGCACGGGATCGGCCGGCCCGTCGGCGGGCGGCGGGGTCTGGGGGTGCGGCGACGTGGGCGCCGGAGGAACGGCGGTCGGCGAGGGCGGGGTGGACACGGGGGCCTCCATGGTGGCGTGGGGGGAAGCGGCGGACGTCGCCGCTGGGTGGGCCGCGCGGGCTCCCCACCCGCGCGCCTTGGCGAGCGCCGTGATCGGGTCGGGGGCGCGGGCGTAGGAGCGGATCTGCGCGAAGGCGACCGGTTCGACCGGAGCGCGGTCCTCGGCGGACGCCGCATCGGCGAAGCCTTCGGCGACGGCCTCGGCCGGGCCCAGCCAGGTCTCGGCGCGCATAAGCTGGCGCACCTCGGCGACCGGCTTCTTGCAGCGGTCGGCGTAGACCTGGGCATAGACGTTGCCCATCGTGTCGAGGGCCTCGGCGGCGCGGCGGTGGTCGTCGCACGTGCCCCAGACCGGCGCCGCCGGGTCGTGGATCATCAGCAGGGAGCCCGGCGCCATGGTGATGGTGTGGCCGGACATGACGAACAGGCTGGCGGCGCTCGCGGCCCAGCCCTCGACGACCATGTTCACCTTGCCCTTGTGGGCGGCGAAGGTGGCGTGGATGGCGGCGCCCTCGGTCGCGATGCCGCCACCGCTGTTGACGCGCACGGTCACGTCGGTGTCGCGGCCGACCTGCGCCAGGGCGTTGATGACGTCGGTCTGGGAAAAGCAGTCGTCGTCCCACCACGGGTCACCGCCGACCGTTCCGGTCAGCACAATTTCGTTGCCCTTGACGATCACACTCATGAACGGCCTCCGGAGGACGCGGCGAAGCGGCGCTGCACGTCGGTCAGCGCCTCGGCGAAGCGGGTGGGGAAGGAGTCCCGCACCGCGCTCTCGACGATGGCGTAGAAGCGGAAGCGGGGACGGTAGCTGGGCGGCTTGACGAACAGGATCACCGGCCGCGGGTCGGCGCCGTCGCGGCGGTAGATGCCCGGCGGCAGGCCCTGGCGGTTGCCCGGCGGGGCGGCGAAATAGGCCTCGGTGCGGCGCTTGCCGCGGCCGACGCCGCGGCGGTTGGCGGTGTAGCCCTGCTCGCCGAAGGCGCGCACGGCGGAGAGGATCTTGACCAGCTGGCCGCGCTTCATGTTGCCGTAGGCGTCGAGCTCGGCCTCCTCGCCGGGCACGGCGAACAGCCCCGGCGGCAGCAGGCCGGCGCCGCGCAGCTGCACCTCCGAGCCCTTGAGGCGGCGCGCCCCGCCCTCGACGTTGGGCAGCAGGTAGCGGGCGGCCGGCGTGCCCTTGCCGGCGAAATCGCGAAAGCCGACCCAGGCGCGGCGGTCGGCGCGGGTCGCCGGGCGCACGTAGGTGCTGTTCAGCGTGTAGGGCGTCGGCCGGTCGAAGGTGGTCGGCAGGGCGCGGCGCAGCGCCGCCCGGGCGTCCTGCGCCGTGCGGGTCAGCGCCGTCGGCAGGGCGTAGCTCACGATTCGGTCGCCGTACTGGCGGAGCGCCGCCGTCACGCGGGCGGCGGAGGCCTGGACGGTGGCCGGACCCGGCATGGCGCTCAGCGCGGCCCCGGCAGGGTGTCGGGGCGCAGGCGCAGCGACACGAAGGTGTTGAGCGCCTCCAGGCCGACGAAGCCGAAGGCGACGCCGATGCTGGTGGCGGTGACGGTGTCGGCGTCCAGGCGCTGCGCCACCACCGTCGCGACGACGGTCAGCGCCCCCATGGTCGGCAGGTCGAGCAGCACCAGCCGGCGCAGCGACTTGACGCGGCCGGCCTTGGCCTCGCGGCTCCAGCGGGCGAACACGCCGAACAGAACGCCGACGGCCGGCGGTAACAGGGCACGCACGGTCTCGGCGATATCGGGCTGGGCATCGGGCATGGCGGAATCCTTGGCGCGCGGGGTCATGGGTAGGCGTCCTGGGAACGCGGGTCGGCGGGGTCGCCGGAGATCCTGGGCTTGCCCTGGCTGAGCTCGAGGCGCCGCTCGCGCTCCTGGTCGGCCTTGCGCTGGGCGTCGATGATCTCGGCGTCGCCACCGCGCTCGGCGATCTTGCCGGAGCGGGACTCGAAGCCGGCCTCGACCTCGGCGGCCTCGGCCTCGATGTCCTGCTTGGGGTTGATGTACTCCCACCGCTCGGGCCGCCACTCGTGGTTCTTGAGGTCGGCGTCGCCGACACCGGCCGGCACGCGCAGCGCGCCGCTCGCCACAGCGGCGTCGATCCAGCGCTCGTAGACCACGCGGTTGAACTGGTGGCAGATGTGCTGGTGCTGCAGCTGGCGCATGCGCCGCTTCAGCGTGTTGAACTGGGCCCGGAAGGTGCGGTCGTTGACGTCGCTCCAATCCCCCGACAGTTCCTCGTAGATGAGGTCGAGGCCGGACGCCACCGAGCGCAGCTGGGTGCGCTCGAAGACCTCGTCCTGGCCGGCAACCTCCTGCCACTGGGTGAACTCGATGTCCTCGCCGGGCATGAGGTACTGGACGGTGCCCGGCTCCAGCGTCGCCGTCGGCTCGCCGTACAGGCCCTTCTGGACGTCCTGCCACATCTTGGCCATCTCCTCGTGCGACACGTCCTGGGTGAGGGCGCGGCGCACGAAGCCGACCAGGCTGGCGATGAGCTGCTTGCGCAGCAGCGCGGCGTCCTTCCACTCGCCGAGCTGGTACAGCGTGGCGATGGCCACCGACAGCCAGGGCAGGCCGCGCAGCTGGCCGGGCGGCGCGACACGGACGTGGCAGACGTCGGCGGCGTCGACGCGCGACAGCTGCCACGCGTCGGTCGCGGTGCCGAGCCCGACGTCGCCGGGATGCTGGCGGTACATCCAGTAGCCGACGCGGCGGCCGATGGCGTCGCGCTCGATGCCCTGCAGCACCGGGTTGCCGCCGTTGGGCACGGCGTAGTCGAGCGGCACCTGCTCGGTCGGGATGACCTGGATCTGCAGCGGCACCGGCAGGCCGTCGGCCGGCCGGCGCGGGCGCAGGCGGGCGAAGGACTCGCCGCCCTCGACCAATTCGCCGACCACCGCCGTCTGCAGGCCGTAGAAGTCGAAGGCCCCGTCGGCGTCGGCGTAGGGCACCCAGCGCTCCCACAGCGTGTGGATGGCCTCGCGCACCGCCTCGTCCCGGCACAGCGAGCGCGGCTTGATGCCGGTGCCGACGAGGTGGGTCTTGTACAGCGACAGCGCGCGCCGGCCGTGCAGGTTGTTGCGGGCCAGGTCGCGCGAGCGCCGCACCATCTCCGGCGCGGTGGCGGCGACGATGGC